ACTGACAAGAAAAAGAAAAAGGGTGGTGTTGGGAAGCCTTTTGTACCAGGCGATCCACGCATCAACAGAAAAGGCGCACCGGTGCGAGGTCAAACATGGCGTGAGACCGTCAAGAAAAACACCGATCTGACTTGTCGTGAACTTATTCTCATCTTTGGAGCAAGAACAAGGGTTGGGAAATTCCTTGCAAAATTAGACCCTGAGATGCCTGCAAAAGATGCCCTTGCGCTTGCTGCAATCGGCTCTTACTTCAACTCCCCAAATCCACGCACTCTTGATATGCTGATGAGCAGAGAAGAGGGCAGACCAGGTTTAGCTCTTCCTCCAAAAGAGGATGCCAATTCAAGCTTTTCAATTCCTGCTGAATTGATAGGCAGAAACTTTTCTGATGTTTATCGTGACATCAGAATGGGATTGCATACAGAGTACTGCTTTGAAGGTGGACGTGGTAGCCTGAAATCTTCTTTTGTTAGTCAGGTTATCATAATGCTTATGATCAACAATCCTGAAATGCATGTATTGGCAATGAGGCAGGTATCCAATACGCTTTTAGGAAGTATCTATAACCAACTTAAGTGGGCTGTCCTGGTGATGGGATTAACAGACAAATTTATATTCACTCCGTCTAACCTTGAGATAACCTACGTTCCCACAAATCAGAAAATATTCCTAAGAGGTGCATCAGATCCAACAAATATAAAAAGTATCAAGCCTGATTTTGGATACATCGGTATAGTGTGGTTTGAAGAGTTTGATCAATTCCGTGGTGAAGCTGCCGTCCGCAACATTGTTCAATCAGCTTTGCGTGGCGGTGATAAGGCTTATCGTTTTGAAAGCTGGAATACACCAAGAACAAAAGACCACTGGGTGCACAAATACAAATCTTTGCCCAGAGAAGATCGGTATTATCACCATTCAACTTATCTTGAAACTCCGAGAGAGTGGTTGGGTGAAATCTTTTTGCGTGAAGCTGAGTATCTTAAAGAGGTCAATTATCCTGCTTATGAGCATGAGTATCTTGGACTTGCCAACGGCTCTGGCGGGATGGTCTTTACAAACGTTACAAATCGCAAGATTACAGAAGAGGAAATTGCAACATTCAACGAAGCCCTTCATGGTCTTGATTGGGGATTTGCTGTTGACCCTGCTTCATATGGAAAAATGTCTTACGATGCAGCCCGCAGAAAGCTTTATATATACGGAGAGTATCGAGCCTGGAAATGCAGTAACAGAGAGCTTTATGAAGCATTACTGAAAAACGGTTACAGTGATCCATCGGAGTTGATCATTGCAGATAGCGCAGAGCCGAAAAGCGTTGCAGACTTCCGCAAGTATGGAGCTAATTGTCGTGGTGCAGAAAAAGGTCAAGACAGTGTACGTTACTCTATCAGATGGCTTCAAAATCTTGCAGAGATTGTTATTGATCCAAGTCTTGCTCCTCATCATAGTGAAGAATTTACAAATTATGAATATGAGCGCAATAAAGACGGTGAAGTTATTTCTGCCTTTCCAGACAAAAACAATCACGGTATTGACGATACCCGTTACGCAACAAATCTCAAATGGCGAAAAATGGGTGAGTGAACTATGTTAAAAAACATTCTTGGTGGACTTTTCAATAACATGCTGACAAACGTCAGAGATTGGTTGGATAAAATGCTAACAACAAAAGATATTGCAAAGGCTTTGAATATTGAAGTTTCAATTGATACCGATATGTGGAATGCCATAAACTTATGGTCAAGAATGTATCGCAACATTCCTCCCTGGAAAGTTAAACAACAGGATTACATAAAAACACTTAATCTGCCTGCTGTTATTTCATCAAAGATTGCAGGCAATGTAACTGTTGAAATGTCTGTAAAGGCTTCGGGCTCTCCAAGGGCTGTGTATCTTGAAACTCAATTCAAAAAGGTCTTGACCAATATTCAACACATTATCGAAAAGGGTAATGCTCTTGGCGGCATTATTATCAAGCCTTATGTGAGACTTGATCAAATCGTTTTTGATTATGTCATGGCTCATGAGTTTTATCCTACGTCATTTGACTCAGACGGAAATATTACAGGCTGTGTCTTTTTGGATCGGAAAAAGATTGGCAACTTTTGGTTTACCAGGCTTGAGTACCACCAAATGGGCGCAAATAATACATATCGTGTTTATAATGCAGCTTTCCGATCTTCCCAGCCCGATGTATTAGGTGGATCTGTGCCTCTCAATTCAGTTGAGGATTGGAAGGCATTAAAAGACGAAGTAACAATAATGAATGTTACTTCACCTCTTTTTGGATACTTCAAAGTTCCAATTGCAAATACAATTGATATGTCATCTCCTCTTGGTATGTCTTGCTTCGCAAAATCAGTTGATCTGATAGAGCAAGCAGATAGATTGTGGTCAGACTTCCTTTGGGAATTTGAAAGCGGAAAGCGGGCAATGTATGTTGATCCGATTGCTATGCCTGCAGACGTTGATGGTAATCCATTTCTTCCCAATAAACGTTTGTATAGACAAATAGCGTCAGCATCAACAATAGGTGACAAGAACAAGATGTTTGAGGAGTGGTCACCGACATTGAGAGAGCAAAGCTACATTACTGCCTTAGATACAATTCTTAAACGTATTGAATTGAATTCAGGTTTGGCATTCGGCTCTCTGGTTACCGATCCAGATAGGGTTGAAATGACTGCAACTGAAATCAAAACGAGCAGGCAGGAGACCTATTTAACGATTACGAATACACAGAAGAATGTTGAGAATGCAATTGTCAGTACGTTTTATGCAATGGATGTTTACGCAACACTTTATGGGCTTGCTCCTGATGGTGAATATGAATTGATGCTTGAGTTTGACGATAGTGTTGTGTCAGATCGTGATACTCAATTTCAACAAGACCTTCAAGTGTCAACTTCTGGAAAAATGCCTGATTACATCTTTTTGATGCGCAATTACGGTCTGTCAAAAGCCGAAGCAAAAAGATGGGTAAGCGAAAAACAAGAAGAGACTTCAGACGCTATGAATTTGATGGATAAAGGTTTTGATGAAGATCAGGAAGAATAATGCTAACACCAGAACAATTCGACATTCTTGTTGATCCATTTATGGCTCTTTATGAGGAGTTTGAAATATCCATCATAAGAGATATTGCCGCAAGAATAACAAAAATGGGCAAGCCAACTTCTACTGCTGCATGGCAGGCTCAACGGCTTCTTGAAAGTGGATCGGTGTTTAAGAATTTCATTAAAGAGCTATCAATCCTAACAGGACGAAGTGAAAGACTTCTTGCAAAACAATTCAGAGAAGCTGGAGTTCAATCGCTTGCTTTTGATGACGAGATATACAGATTAGCTGGATTGAAGCCTTTGCCATTAAATCAATCTCCTGCAATGTCTCAGTTACTTTTGGCAGGAATTGAAAAGACAAATGGAGTAATCAGAAATCTAACACTAACAACGGCAAATAGCTCTCAGCAGCTATTCATACAATCTCTTGATTTGGCTTATATGCAAGTAACGTCTGGGGCGATGAGTTATGACCAGGCAATACGTCAGGCAATTAAATCCGTTGGCACTAGTGGATTGAAAGTCTTTTATCCGTCAGGTCATGTTGATAAATTAGATGTAGCAGTAAGACGTGCAGTGCTTACTGGCACTGGTCAAACAACCAATAAATTGCAATGGATAAGAGCCGAGCAAATGGGGGTTGATCTTGTTGAGACCTCAGCCCATATTGGTGCCAGACCTTCACATCAGATCTGGCAAGGCAAGGTCTTTTCAAGGTCTGGTAATGATAAAAGATACCCTGATTTTATAAGCTCTACTGGGTATGGAACTGGACAGGGATTGGGTGGATACAATTGCAGGCATAGTTATTATCCTTATTTTCCTGGCATATCAGAAAGGGTTTACAGTAAAGCAACTCTTGATAATATATCAAGACAATCGGTCAAATACAATGGCAAGACCTTGTCTGTATATGATGCAACTCAAATCCAAAGAGGCATTGAACGCAAAATTAGAATGTGGAAAAGACAGCAGGAAGCTTTTGATGCTGCTAAACTAAGTAATGCTTTTGAGACAAGAAAAGTAAAGCAATGGCAAGCAAAGATGAGAAGCTTCATTAAACAAACAAAATTGAGCAGACAATACGTGAGAGAGAAGGTATAAAGCAAGAAAACAAAAATGCCAGAGGTATAATTGTTGTGTTGAAAATTCGTTATCTGTCAAACGTAAAAGCGACAGGCACAAGTGATGCGAAACACGTATAAAGCGTAGTGTGACAAAAGGAGATTAGGATGAAAAGAGATTTCTTGACAAAGTTAGGATTGACAAAAGAAACCCTTGAAAAAGCTGAGCTTGGTGAGGATGTGATTGATAAAATCATGGCTGAAAATGGTAAAGACATTGAGGCAACAAGGATTTCTGCTTCATTAAAGGCTTCTGAGTTTGAGGAAGAGAATGGCAAGTTAAAAGCACAATTGGCTGAAGCTCAGAAGCAAATGGATCAATTCAAAGGAATGAAGACACCTGAAGAAGTTGAGAATGCCGTCAAAGATTGGAAGCTAAAGGTTGCAGAAGCCGAAAGGGCACATACCGAAAGTGTATTGGCTTTGAAACGAACGCACACCATGGAGCGTGTTTTGAAGGAAGAGTTTAAAGCCAAAAACGTAAAGGCAGTTGTAGCACTTCTCAATCAAGAGACTTTGAAATTTGATGAAAAGGAAGAGAAGTTTATTGGCTTGAAAGAGCAAATTGAGCCTTTGATCAAATCCGATCCATACCTATTCTCCACTGGTAAAGAAGCTCCAAGATTTTCGGAAAAGTCAGAAACAGGTAACAATGAAAAACCACTCACATTTGCAGGTGCAATCCAGGAAAGGCTTGCAAATCAAACTTAAAACAAGGAGAATAAAAGATGACTATTACATTGGCTGAAGCCAAAACGCTCTCGCAAGACAAGTTGACGAATTTTGTCATTGATGAATTCCGCAAAGATGCATTGCTTGATTCACTTGTCTTTGACAACACGGTGAAGCCCCAGGGCGGTGAAACCCTGGCTTATGTTTACAACCGTGTTACGACATTGCCCACTGCGGCAGGACGCGCACTCAACTCTGAATACACAGCGCAGGAAACAAAGACCACTCCTTATACGGTTAATCTGAAACCGTTTGGTGGATCGTTCCAGCTTGATCGTGTGATCATAAAGCATGAACGTCAGGTTGTGGATCATATCGCATTTCAGTTGCAGCAAAAAGTTCAGGCAACTCGGGCTCTGTTTTCAGATTGGTTCATCAATGGTGACTCAGCTGCAACTGGCAGTTTGTCGTTTGACGGGCTGAACAAAGCGATCACCGGCTCATCGACTGAATACAATGCAAGTGGATCGGCAATTGCATTGGCAAGCTCTGCGAACATCGACAGCAATTGGAAAGTTTTCCTGGATGCCTTGCGCAAAATGCGTGCAAAGCTGGACGGTGCACCCACTTTGTACATGATGAATGCTGAAATGTACGCTGTCTTCCAGTCCGTTATGGATCGTGCGGGCATCAATCTGTTGAGCAAGCAGAATTATGGCGCAGAAGTTTCACAATGGGGCTCGAGCCTCGTTGTTGCGCTTGGTGACAAGCCCGGCACATCAAATCCGATCATCTCCACTTCTGTTGCAACTGGAACGTCTGGTGAAACCAGTATCTATGCGGTGCGCATCGGTCTTGACGGTGTTCATGGAGTATCGCCCGAAGGTGATACGTTGATCGAGACCTACCTGCCCGATATGACTGCGCCCGGTGCTGTCAAAAAGGGTGAGGTTGAAATGGTGGCGAGTATGGCAATCAAGGCTACCAGATCTGGTGGTGTGTTGCGCAAAGTCAAGATTGCGTAGTCAAAAAGTTGTGTAATTGAAAAGAGGCTGATATGGCTTATGCGGATTATCAATACTATTTGCGAGAGTATCATGGCGATCTTGTAAAAGAAGCGGAATGGTTGCGATTGTCCGCAGAAGCCTCAGCCTGGATAGACAGGTTAACTTTCAATCGTGCTGCTACTGCTCTTACGGCACTTCAAGACAAAGTCAAAATGGCAATGTGTGCAATAGCAGACGAATTGAAAATGATCAGAGACGACGGTGGGCTGGATGGAATTGTTTCAGAAAGCATTGGATCAGCTAGTGTTACATATTCTGATACTTCAGCCCGCCGTCTTGTCAAAGGTCAACGAATTAAAAATGCAGCCACTCTTTATCTTGAAGGCACAGGCTTGTTGTATGCTGGCTTCTTAGATGGAGAGTATGGAATGAATACCAGTGAAATCTAATGCCAACATAACGTTGTTCAATAAATACGTTTCAGATCGTTCTGAGTTTTATATTAGCACACAGATTGAGCGTGTCACTTGGGAAGATCGAAAAGCAGTCAACAAACTTTCATCTGGTGGTGACATTAAAGCTGATGCTGCTTACATTTATATACCAAAAGCAAGAGGGCTTGATTATCTCACCCCCAAACTCTGGTTAGAAAACAAAACGTCAAACTGGACACTACAATCTGGAGACATTGTTGTGCGTGGATTGATTGAAGATGAAATTACGAGCGCATTCACGATTTCAGATCTTAAAAAGAAGTATGATTTTGTTCTTACAATCAATTCCGTTGATTTGTATGATAATGCCTCCCTGGTAGTAGCTCATTGGAAGATTGCTGCATCATGAAAAGATTTCAAAATTTTTCAAGCCTTCATTTCAAAGTGGAGTTCAAAACATACACTGAGGCAAAATGGGGCAAGAAGTTTATCAATGCCCAAACTCTTTTTGATGCAGAAGTCCTAAGAGGCTGTGAGCCTTACATCCCACTATTGACTGGCAGGCTTATAAAGTCTGGTATTGATGGCACGAAGATCGGAAGCGGATTAGTTCAATGGATTGCTCCTTATTCAAAACGACAATATTATTTGCCACGTGTTGGAACGCAAACAGGCAGACTTCGTGGAGGCTTTTGGTTCAAACGTTGGCAGGCAGTTCATGGTCAACGGACGTTGTCTAATGTCAGGAAGGCATTTGCAAAATGAGCACATTATTGGCAGTTGCTACGTTTATTAAGACCTATCCAAATCTTGAGACTGGTGCTCCAGTTACTGTGGATTATGCAGGTGAAAACCCTGCATGGTATTCAATCCTTCCTACTCCGTCTAACCCTGTTATTGAAACATATATCAGCGGAAAGGAAAAGAGGCAATTTACTTTTGTGTTTCAAGCTGTTGGATATACCGCTGACGATATTGAAAGAATTGACAACATTTCCTTTTTTGAAGCCTTTGCATCATGGTTGAAAAGTCAGACAAACAGTAAAATTTTGCCAGTGCTTGAAGTAGGTCAAACACCTCAGGAGATCGAAGCCTTGACATGGGCTTATCTTTTTGAGGAAGGTGTATCAGACACTGGCATTTATCAAATCCAATGCAGACTGGTATACATACAAGCATGAAATCAATTAAACAATTCAGAAACATCCATGAAGCAAGAACAATACTACTTGTTGGTAATGGCGGAAATCTGAAATTAACTCCGCCAGAAAACTTTGATTACATTAGCATTGCAATGAATACGGCTCATTTGTATAATGGAGACTGGAAACCGTCTTTTTATACAGCTGTGGATCAAAGAGTTGTAGATGAATTTGGAGGTGCCATTGCGCATAAATATCAAAATATACCTAAGATCGTTCCAACCAGAATAAACAACTGGGCTGGAGATAATTTTTATGAGTTCACAAATGCACCCGGTGTATTATGGTCAAGAGATCAAAGCGACCTTTGGCAAGATGACATTGGCAACGAGCTTGTTACTTATGGAAACATAATGCACGTTGCAATTAAGCTTGCCTATTACTTCGGTGCGGGAACAATACTGATTATTGGAATGGAGCACAATCCTGATGATGCAAGAAACCATTTTTGGGGCGTAGACGA